TCTAAAATTTCTGCTTTAGAATTACAAATCTCAATCAATGGTTTTAGTTGTTCTAAACTCCATTTATCATAGTGTTCTTTAGCTTTTAAACCATATTTATCAACCCAATATCTGATAGTTGTTAATGATTTTTCAGTTACTTCACCTATCTTCCTTAAAGATAACCCTTCTTTAAGATAATTTTCTAATACTTTTCTTTCCATATTTATATTTTATTATAAATATATCGTATTAGTTCAAAATGTCAATACTAACTTAAAAAATCAGACGCTCTAACCAGCTGAGCTACAGCCACCATGTTTATATTCACCGAATTTTTGCGGCGATAATCGCCGCTAATCACCGCATCGGTAAATTTTGCGGAGGAGACAGGACTCGAACCTGCAACCCACTTTCGCGAGACTAATTTTCAAGACTAGCGCGGTCAACCAATTACGCTTTACTCCTCCGTATTTATAACAACAAAAATTTCAATGAACCCACCTTCTTTTTTGAACTTTAATTCCCCAGTATACCCTAAGCTGTTAGCCATTTGTCTATACTTATCAACTATTAAATCAAAGTTCAATGTGATGTTAATAGCTTTCTCTCTTCCCAAACACTTAACTAATTCGCTCATAGTGTTAAAATAAAAAACCCGACTAAGCTTTTGACTTGTCGGGTTGTGTTATTGTTATATGTGTTTCTGATTATACTTCAGTTCCACCTTGACAATTAGACATACCCGACTCTGGGTGACTATTACGTCTCCAATTTCTCGAAATCATATGTATGTTAATTGTTCTCATTTTTTTGTTTGTTTTTAAATTCTTTGCAAATATACGAAGACTTTTTATACGAGTCAAGTTTTTTTGTATTTTTTTTCTATTTTTTTCTTCTTACCGTTGTTCTTGAGACTTGAACAGTTTTTCTGCTGTTGGTTGTACCCTTTCTGGTTTCAATAACTCTGGAATGTGCTTTTCTTTTATGTGTCGGCATATTCTTTTATATTAAATATGCTTAAAGATAAAAAAGTTTAAAAAAATGTAAAGTATTTTTAAAAAATTTCAGCTGTGATATAAACAGAGTCAGTTGTTCCAACCAATTCTCTTCTCTTAAGCCAATCGTTTAAATTGTTAAGACCCTTGAATTGTTGTCCCCAAATATAACCATATCCTAATGTCTTTGGGTAATCTTTAAGCATGTTTCCGTAGCCTTGTCCTCTTATTGATTCATCTACAGCTAACAACACTCCTTCAACACCCACAAGCCCAACATACTTGTATTGTACAAACTCTGATGGTAGTTGGTGATTTCCTAGAATATAAACACCTCTTATTTTATCTTGGTCATCTATAAGCAATGCTGAATGTCTCCAGTTAATGTTGGCTAAGTCTCTCATGTAGTAATCGTAACCTTTCCTAGATATTACGTGTTCAAAGAATGGGAAAGAATAATCTAACACTTCTTGTACTTTAGATAGCTCTACGCCTTGTTTAATTTTCATCTGTTATAATTTCAAAAAATTGATACTGTCTTTTTGACCAAATGTGGTCTAGTTGTTCTTGTGAATATTCTATTTGACCAAGCCATGGGTCAAGTATGTTATATTTGTCTTTGTCATATCCGTTTACAATAATCCAATGAGGGACACCTTGTGTTATTGTTCTTACGATTGGAATGTTGTTAGAATCTATGACTTGTTTTAATAAACCGTATGGGTCAGGTGAATGAACATATTCAACATATTTCATTTTGTATTCTTCAAAACCCTTAACCATTCTTTCTGGTGGTGTACCGACAACCCAATCAGTTCCGCAAACATCTGCAATTTCTTGTATGGGTTTTGATATGTATACATCAAAAGGTAAATCGTTTGGTTTGTTGATTATGTAGTTTAGCGCCATGTATATACATGTTGGACCGCATGTGTTTCCAGTTGGTTGTTGCTTATAACTAATCGTAATCTTCTTCATCGTCACCGTAATTATCGTACATGTCGTCAATGTCATCCTCGTCATCATCAAAATCAGAATCGTCTTCGTCGCCTATGACTTCTTCAAGGAATGCTTCGTCTATGAAAACACCAAACGAATCACCAAACAGTCTTTTTATTGCTTTGGCTTCTTCGTTGGTTATTTCTTTGAAATCAATTCTGGATAAGAAATCATCTCCACTTGAAAATTCTAATTCGTCTTGACCCATTGCATAAATGAAAGGCCATGTGATACTCATTGCTGTTTCTTCGAAGCTTTCAACTTCTTTTTCAGTCATTACGGTGAAACCATTGATTTCGATATCATCTAAAGAATCTGTAAAAGTGACTAATATTTTTGCCATAAAATGTATTTTATTACATAAATATACAAACCTGTTTAGCTAAATCAAGTTTATTTTAATAATTTTTCAAAGTTGGCTGTTTCCATCTTTTGAATGGCTTTGCCCAGCTCAGGACCTGGTTTCAAGTCAAATTTCTCCATTGCCTCAGGGCCACTAACACTAAGTCTAAATTGTTCAAAAGCATCCAACAATTGTGATGGTAATCCTTCATTGACACCAAAATTTCTAATTTGGTCATCTGAAACACCAGATGTTTGTTGCATCTTTTTCAATAAGTAAGCTGTTTCAACATCTAACTTCAACAAAGAAATTAAAAATACAATCGCTTTGATTTCATCGGCTGAGTATTTAAGCATGTTAAGTTTTCTTCTTAACAAGTCAATATCGTTGTTTTTAAGCAATCTTGCCAATAAAACGATATAATCATCCTCTTTTCCATTTAATAAGCTGTAAGCCTTTCTATTTACGTCTAGCGATGGGAATATCCAATCAAACAATTTGTATTTATCAAGCATTGTCATGTATTTCTTTATAGACTTAGCTGAGATAATACCCTTGATGAACTCATCTCTGATTCTTTCACCAGAGATACCTTCAAGGCTTGCATCCTTTTGCAAAGCGGCATCAGTTGCTGGGTCCAAATCACTACCGAATCTACCAGCAAATCTTATTGCTCTTAGTATTCTAAGTCTGTCTTCACCAAATCTATCTTCTGGAGCGCCAACTGTTCTAACCACACCTTTTTTAAGGTCATCTACACCACCTACAAGGTCAACAATTTCTTTTGCGTCTATGTCATAGAACAAAGCATTTATTGTTAAGTCACGTCTTTTAACGTCACCTTCTATGTTGGTGAATTCAACACTATCTGGTCTTCTACCAGAACCAATATCTTCTCGGAACGTTGCGATTTCGTATTCCCCTTGGTCTGTAAACACGTTGATAACACCAAATGCTTTACCAGTTGGTAGGGTTCTGAAACCTGCATCTTGCATCATTTCTTCAACTTTGTCAGGAACAGCATCTGTTGCTAAGTCAAAGTCTTTAGGTGTTTTACCCAAAAGAGCATCACGCACAGCGCCACCAACCACATATAATTTGTATCCGTTTTTGGTAAACACCTTTTGGATTTCAATTATATCTGACGGTATCTGGAAGTCGAATTTAATTCTTTCTTCCATGACAAGTCCTTCTCTAAGTATTTGTTTTATTTGTGTTTTCATTTTGCAAAGATACGAATTGTTTTTAAATAAAAAAATTTCTTAGTGATTTTTTTATTTCATTTAAATCCAACGCTAATTGGTTTGGGTCGACAAATTTTTGTTTTTTCTTTTTCTCTTTTGGTGGTTTAATACCAAAATTCATAACTTTCATAGCTGTTGGTAAATCTAAATACGTTTCAACCATTCTATTGACAAAACTATCATAAATTTCATCATCATAACTAGAATCACCCATATCTCTGTTGGCCATGTTGTATAATCTTCCAGCGTCTCCACCATAATCTGAATAGTCATACATAAGTGGTTTTGTAAGCACATGCATGAAATCTTCTGAATCTGAGGGTTGTGAGAAATCTATAATAATATAACAGTAACCATTGGTAGAATTATCATACCAATCACCCCAGTTAGTATTACCACCTTTTCTGTTGTATGTAAAACACCACAATGAGTTACAACCAATTAGTTTGATACCCTCTGGACCAGAAACTTCGATAATCATGATATCACCTTTGTTGTATTTGACTTTTAACTCATCGAAGTTTTCTTTATCATATTTGAGAATTTGACCTACTTGTTTTCTGGTCATATCAACACCACCCAAAAGACTCTCTTTGTTGTAAAGAAAATCCATTACATTATCAAGCGTTGTATTGTTTGTGAATATCTTAGCTAGAATACTACGTCTAGCTTCTTCATTTCTATTGTTTAATTGGCTAAGGTACGCATCAGCATTTTCCAACATATCTCTATAATGGTTCATTTCACTGCTATCTCTCTCTTTACGTATATCAGCTTTCATATTTCGCTTTGCGATTGACGGCCATTCATTAAAAATATTGATTATCTTTTCGCGCTGAGTCAATCCTCTGATTAATTCGTTCGTATCTTGAACACCGTTGATGTTGAATCCTTTGATTGGGAATACATTTTTATCATATTCTTTTAATTGGTTATATAAAGGTCTTAGTTTTCTTAAGTCTTCAATATTCATAACATCATTCTCTGGTTTTTCAGTTTCTTGATATTCTGGGTCAATATGTTTTGAAGTAAAATTATAAGTTCTATGATTATTCATTAACATTGTATGATAAATGTCAGTCATAATTTTGGTGTACGGGTCCCCATTGGTGACGCGTAATATTATTTCTCTAACTTTTGGTGATAATTCACCAGATTTGAAATAAACTTTATCAGCCAGTTGTAGGTTTTCTTTAAGTAGTTTTTTAATCAGTTGTTTCATCTTTTTTAAATGGATTTGTTTTGCCAACCCCATTGGCTTCATAATACATGTCCCAATCTAATATTGATTCGTTGGTAGCTCTAGCGTTTATCTTTGACATAACATCTGATTGCTCATCATCTTTAGCCAACGCATATAGTTTGTGTATTTTTTTAAGCATTTTATCACTAAAATACTTAAAACGTTTTTCCTCATATTTAAAGAATTGTTGGTAAGAATCAAATTTATCTAAGTTTTTTTGATATTTTTGTATTTCTTTTCTAGCAACTCTATTCATTTGTAAGAACATACTAATAAATGGGTCATTTAGTCTAGCCGATGTTTGGAAACTTCTAACCTTATGACTTCTAATGAGGTCAAATGTAACTTTCAATAGTAAACTAATCAATTCGTCTTCAGTCGGTGGTATAGCATAACCAGCATCATCTAATATTTTTGCTATTCGTCTTCTATACGGTCTTAAATCGTTTATAAGCCCTTCTAATGAGAATGAATTAATTTTCTTTAAATTGTTGTAAGTATCATTTGTTTTTAAGAACTCCAAAAATTGTTTTTTAGTGATGTCTAATTGTTCAATATATGAAGCAACTTCAGTAGCCCTAACAGCATATTCTATTTCTGTCATATAATACAAATCATGTATGAATTCATCCAATGGTGGTATTTGTGTTTGTATCTGTGTATAAACTCTATATTCACTGTCTGATTGTATTGACCTAGATTTGATTTTTGTGAGGTCAAAAGCGTGTTTAAGTTCATGGGTTATCGCCATTGTAAGTTTAGGTTGTTGTTTTTCCATGGCAGCGAGAACATCACCAACAGTTGTTGTTGGACTGACAGCAATATTTATTTCTAATTTTGTTTGACCTTCTTTTGTTTTTAAAACGTTTCTAAATGTATCTGGGTCAAAACTACTTTTATTGTTTACTGCCATACCATACACTATTGGTAACGATGGGTCTGGTCTTTGGATTGTATTTAAATTGATTTCAAGTTTTATCTTACTAAACACTACATCACCGATTTTATATTCACCTCTTAATGTAGTTTTTTTCTTTATTGCAAAGATACTTGCATCAGAAGGTTGTTGTCTAAAATATTCCAATAATTCACCATATACTTGAATTCCGACTTTGGTCAAGTTTTCTGGTACCCCTAGGGCTTCTCTAAGTAATTGTTTAATTGTATTTTTCATACCTATAAATATTCAGTAAAATAAAAAAGGGCTTGTTACAGCCCTTATTTTTATTGTTTTACCAAGTCTAATTCTTTAACTTTAGATTTGATTTTTTCAGCTAAGTTCTTATTGTCAGTAAGACTTAATTCGCTTTCAATCGATTCTACCAAATTTCTCATCGCTTTGAAATATGGAATTGATGAAGTCTTAACGTATTGTGGGAACAAACTGTGTTTTAAATCCCATTTATATCCGTTGGTGTTAACCACTCTGATATTTACGTTTTCACCAGCAATTGTAAGGGTTGCGTAGTGTAATTCACCATCTCTAGTAAAAGGGATGATTTTGTAAAAAGTTTTTTCGTTGATAACGAATAAGTGTTGTGCTGATTTAGCAATGTAAGCCTTAGCTTCTTTGATTTTTTGTTCTTGTGTTTTCATTTTTGTCCAAGTTTAAGTTTATTTTTATTATTTTTTGTTAGTCTTGGACAAGTTGTCCAAGATAGTGTCCAAGTTAAAATAAACTTAATTTGGTGGTCGTGCAATCTACATCATGATTTCTATGTTTTAAGTGTTAATAATTGAGGTCGGAGAGGGATTCGAACCCCCACCGTAAAGGTTCTTGCGGAACCAGTGCCTTACACATTCAGCCATCCGACCTTATATTAAGGGTAAATCGTTGCGACTACCCTATTGTTTTGTTTTTCAATTCTTAGTTTGGCTTTGAATTTAATTGAACCCTTGGTATGTGGATTGTCAGGTGTTTCTTTGGTTGAAAAACCAACCCCTGATTCAACATCAACATGGTCAACATAATGCGTCTCACCCTTGGCTTTGATTACCCACATTGGAATTGATGGGTCTTGCAAAGACATCTTATTGAAATGAAAAATAATTTCTGTTCTGGATTGAATATTAAGCATATTGAACCTCCTTTCCTAATAACGGACATGAACTGGTAATTTTCTTAGCCAAGTCACTTGGTTCAAATGCAACAGCTGTTATTGAGTTACCTAAATCAGGTTCTCTAAAGATTGTGTGTTTGATACCCATGAAGATTGCTTTGGTGATTAATTTAATCAACTCTGCTTCATCGGCCACAGTCAATAACGCTAAATAATTAGATTTTGTTTGCCATTGTCTAGCTTCCTCTGGATGCTCATGTTGAAAATCAATGGCGGCGTGTGCAGATTGCACCGCTTGTTGTGAAGTTGTAAGGTCACGTCTTGTGACAACTCTTAATTTCTGATTGTTAATCTAAGTCATGTTTTCTAATTTTTTGTTTATTATAAATATATCATTTTTATAAAAAATGTAAAGTGTTTGAGGCCCATACGGGATTCGAACCCGTGACGTCGGTTTTAGAGACCGCCATCTTACCCCTAGACTAATGAGCCGTTTTTACATGTACAAAGATACGATATGTTTTTCATACATGCAAATTTTTTTTTCAATTATTTTTTCAAAAATTTTCCAAGTCTAATCACTTTTTCTCGAAATTCCTCGTAAGTACCATTGTTTTCAATGATAATATCAGCACAAGTTTTGTCGATATCGAAAGAAGATGGGTCTTCCAATGGTAATCTTTCTGACGCATCAACCCAGATAATTATGTCAAACAACCCTTGACGCATACATTCCACGATTTCTGCTCTATCACGCATACCAACGTAACAATCTGATTTTTCCAAGATACCCTTTGCCAATTTGGCTCTGTCATCTTTGTTATAGTCACAAATCAATTGTTTCCATTCTGGTCTATGATTAACTCTATCCTCGAAACATTCTTCTGGTGTTTGATAACCGTACTTGTCTTTAAGTGTATCATACAAGAAAATGTCAGCAGCGGCTTGTGATGATGATTTGAATGTAAGACCGTAAACTTCATTCATGATTTCAGCTAGGGTGTCTTTCCCATGGCGCATATGGCCCAAAATAAGCATTTTTTTAAACATAGTAGTAATTTTTATTAGAAAAAACCCTACCTTTCACAGTAGGGTTTTTTGATTTTAGTTTTTTAGTTGGTTTAACACAGCTGTGCTACCCACAACTTGAGGAACCCTTGGTGTGTTAGGGTCAACATCAATCCATTTTAAGTATTCTATATACAATGGAGAGATTTCTTGTTTTCTGATTCTCATAGCCTCAGCTTGTGCTTTAGCTTCGATAATCATTTGTTGAGCATTACCATTAGCAATAGCAACTTTTTTTCTAGCTTCCGCTTCAGCTGTAAGCGCTTTCTGGTCTTCAGCTTGTGCTTGTTGAATGGCTTTTGTTTTTGCTATAATGGTTTCTTGTAACGGACCTGGTGGGATAATATTCGTTCTCAACTGAGAAACAATAAACCACTTAGATAAACGTTTATTACATTCAGCTTTGATTGCGGCTTCGAACTGTTCTCTTTCATTGAAGATTTTATCAACTTCCCATCTGTTGGCTACGTCGTTTATCGCACCAACGATTGCGTTTTGCAACCAACCTTGTTCTACTGATTTAATATCTAAACGTAAGTTTTGGAACATATCACCAACTGAACCAGCTTTTAATGAATAGTTAAAACTTGGGTGAATAGTAGCTGGAAAACCACCTTTAGTAATCACATCTTGTTTTTGATAATTAATTGTTTGTTGGAACACTGGGAACTCATACAATTGTTCTGCCCAAGAGTTATAAACAACCCACCCAGTTTTGTATTCATACTTAGAAACACCTCTCTTATCACCAGATAAGTTAACTTTGATACCTACGTTACCAGCATCAACTCTATTTAATTTGTAAGGTTGTGCGACACCAACTAAAACACCTATCACAAGTATAATAAGCGGTTTTGTAAGCCATGGACCGATTTTAGTTACTGGCCCATAAGATGTTTGAGAAGTAAATGTTGATTTAGTCGTTAAAGCTGTGAATATCGCAACAACTAGCGATAAAATAATAATAATAAATGAAATCATAGTTATTTGTTTATTAAGTTAATAATTAAGTTATACGTTTTCCTGATTAATAAAACTGTTACAACCAACACTAGAATAGTTATTACTAGTTGGATAGTACCACTGGTTGGTCTACTGATAATGTATTCGGTAATGTAGTTCATACCGAAAACCCATAGCACCCAAAATAAAATAGTAATGATAATGTTTTTATCCATTGTTATAGTTTTTTGCAAAGATACTAATTAAAATTCACATATACAAATAAAAAAAGGGGATATTATCCCCTTTTATTATGACAGTAATTGAATTTTACCTCTAAGTATGTCTTTGATGTTTGCAGTTTTGTTGGTGATGTGGTCTGTGACGATACCGTCTTTGGCTCTATAAGTTCTTCTTTTATCACCTCTTTCACCTTTACCAATTTGGTCACGGCGTTCTTCGATAATTTCTTCTACATGACCAGTCCTATAAAACTCGTTTACACGTCTTGTCAGCTCTTTTAAAGCATCTTCTTTGTTTTTGTGTTGGTCTCTACCATCTCTTACAACTTTAAGTCCTGTAGAGAAATGTGTGACAACAACACAAGAATCAGTCGTATTTTTATGTTGACCACCGTTTCCAGTACCTCTAGTTGTTTCAAGCTTATATTCGCTTGGATGTAGTTGGATTTCGTTGAATTGGTTTTCTTCAAGTAGCGCTACTGTTATTGAACTGGTGTGAACCCTACCCTTACGTTCTGTTGGTGGGACTCGTTGCCATCTGTGGTTACCAATTTCGTTTTCGAAGATTTGTTTGACATTTTTACCTGTTAGTCATAGACTAACATATCCTTCACGTTCTTCATCGACTATTCAAGCGATGTTATTAATGTTTGATGCTTTGGTGTAAATGTCTTTCATTTCACACACCAATAGCTTTGCATCGGTTCCACCCTCTGCACTACGAATTTCTAGTTTTAACTTTTCCATTGGTTTTGTGTTTAAATTTTTGTTATTAATGAAAAAACCTCATATTGCTATGAGGTTTAGTTTTTACAGAATAGTCTTTGTTTTTTACCTTAAAAAATTAAATTGCTGAATCTATTCTTCTTGTAGCGGAAGTAGGACTCGAACCTACAACACAGTGTTACTGCTCCTCTAGGTTATGAGCCTAGCATGTTTCCATTTCCACCATTCCGCGATGTTAGTGGAGAAGGAAGGGTTGAATCTTCAAAACACCTAATCCAAAGGATATATGTTCTTCTCCAATTTATTTTACCAGCTCCATGCCGTTTCATGGGTATTAAAACCGCCACGTATATCTGGGGGTCTGCTGATAAAATTATTTTCTACCTTTAACCCAACCTTCATTTATATAGGTGTCAAGGTCTTCTTTTTTAATCTTTTTGTTAGCACCGTCTCTGGTTATCCAACATGTACCGAATTGACTATTTGTCTCACCAATACCAGTACCTTTTCTTTTTTCAGAGATTAAACGTTTAGATTCTTCAGTATGATTTTTACCAGTCCAATCTAAATTTTTTAATTTATTCTCTCTGTATTCTTCATTTTCCCAAGCTATTTTATTAACATGAGAATTAAATCTGCTTAACCAATTTTCATCACAACCGAACTTTTCTTTTAAAACTTCGTCAGTTTTTTTTCTACCAGCTTTAACGCATTTAAACATATGTTCTTCATTGATAAAACCACCACCTTCACCACCAAGAGCCAAATTCATACATTTGGAATCTGAAATTAATTATTTATTAACAATTTCTTTTTCTCTTTTAGCTAAATCTTCTCTATTTTCTAAAAATTCTAGAATTTCTTTCGTGTGATTTTCTTTACCGTATTTTCTAATAGAACGTCTTAATGTTTTACCACTACCTATATAACCATCTTCTAAGTTATACGTGCTATGCATTCCGATGTACCATCGTCCTGTTATATCACAAGTTGTTTTATAAATGTAGTGTATGTTTTTCTCTTTTCTAGCCATTTCAGTTTCTTTAATAATAAATATCTCAGAAAACTGAAAAGTACAAAAAAGTCTCCAGTAGCGGGGGCCCGACTCGAACGGACGACCTCAAGGTTATGAGCCTTGCGAGCTACCTACTGCTCTACCCCGCAATATTAGTGCGGTAGGCTGGAGTGACCCAGCTATTAAATCAGGTGCTTGGCATCTGAAGTAATAAAGACTTAACTTCTACCACTTGTGGTCAGAATCTCTTTTTTTCTGTGTTTTTTATCAAATTAAAAATAGAGAGTTTATTTGCTGAAAAGATTCTTTTACCATATGTTATCTCAAGATGATGGTCCGCTTTGTTTTACGTGACTAGCGTACTCACGGCAGTGGATTTAAAGTGCCCTCACAACACCCCCAGTTTTATTCACTTTCGTGGAATGTTAAGAACTCATGATATTTCAATGTGGTTGTTAACATCTCTGGAGACCAGTTACTCCTCTCATCTTAAATTGTGGATATTTCTTTGCAGAAATCATCTTTTTAGATATGTCTTAGAACGTATGTTAATAAATATATGCAAATATACTAATTTTTCACTTCCATGTCAAGTTTTTTTGCATTTTTTTTTATTTTTATTTTTAGCTACCTAAATTTAATTCAAATTTAGTCTTGGTTTCTTCTATGATAACGAATATTTGATGGTTTTTATTTACCATATGAACAACGTTCAACACATCATAATATCTATCATCCATGTATATGTACTCGTCTCTTTGAGGTACAGTTAATAATTTAACATTTGATTTTACGATTTCCCATTTACTATTTAAGAACGTAACCGTATATTTTTTACTCAAAAACATAATAAAATATATTTATTTGTATATTTATAATTGTTATAACACTTCATTTTAAATAATTAGTACTATGAAAAACAAAGGCTGTGGTTGCAAGCCACCTAAAAAATAAGGTGCTGCATTAAAAAGTTAAACCCCTAGTAAGCGAAAATTTTACTAGGGGTTTTTATTTCAGCATAGTTTGGTAAAAATAGCTGAATCTTTTTAAAGAGTAGGTATATTAAAGAATCAACCCAATACACCCAAAATAATTGAAAAATTAGGTCTTCGTTTCTCCTAGCTGGCCCACTTAAAGACTAATCTTCGTGCCCGACTCGAACGGGAATGCTAGCAACCCAATCCAGCTTGCCCACATAGTAGGTAATTTTTCAAAAAAGTTTATGGTGGAGTATACGGGAATCGAACCCGCGTCTTAAGTATTCTTCAAGTGCTTTCTACATGTTTATCCAATATTTGTCTTCCATGGCTAGAATATATTGTTGTTAACGAACAGCAATAAAACCGAATGGAATACCATCATTTAGTGAATTATCACCATCCAGTGGGTTACCACCATTTGCGATATTAGGCTACCGCTAGCTCTCCGTTAGAAACCATTACAGCTTCGTCAAGGAAATTTTCAGAAACGATAAAATCGTTGTCAATTCGTTTTCTAATAGACAGTTTAAAGTGCTTCCAATTTAGCACTACATGCTTACAGTTTACGACTATACTCAATCAAAACCGAACATACCCCATAATGTTTAAGAACTTGTGATTTATAAATATGCGGGCAAATGCAAAAAACCCGCATATTTTAAATCTTTTTACAAATATACTAACATTTTTATCAAAATGCAAGTCTAATTTGATTTATTTTTATTTTCTTTTTCATTAAACGAAGACGGCAATGCGTATTTGTTTAATTTAAAGACTTTTACGATTAGGAAATAAACAAACCCACCTGGTAACACCGTAGCACCCACTAAACCAATTGTCTTCAACACGTCTTTCAATTGCTCACCTATTTTTTCTTTTTCCTCATCGGTTAGCTTTTTCTTTTCATTGATTGAATCAATCAGGATTTTGAAAGCTTCCTTGGTCTCGTCTTTTTCTTGACCGACTTTCTCAAGGAAGTCTTTCATCTTTTCCTTTAGTGAATCGTAATAATCACCTAAGTCCATTATTACTTTTTCTTTTTGTTTGTGATGATACCATCAATAATCCCATACTCTAAGGCTTCTTCTGCGCTTAACCATAAATCACGGTCAGCATCTTTCAAAACTTGCTCAGGTGTTTTGTTAGTATATTCACCAAGCATTTTAAACAATTTATCATTGTATTTCTCACCTTCA